GCTTCTTTGTCTTCTGCTGCTTCTTCTGCTGCTGCTGCTGCTGCTTTTGCTTCTTCTATTAGTCTTTGTTTTTCTTTTTCTGCTGCTGCTGCTTCTTTTGCTGCTTTTTCTGCTGCTGCTGCTGTGTCTTTTGCTGCTTTTTCTGCTGTTGCTGCTGTGTCTTTTGCTGCTGCTCTGTCTTTTGCTGCTTTGTCTGCTTCTTTTGTTAGTCGGTTTTTTTCTTCTATTAGTCTTTGTTTTTCTTTTTCTGCTTCTATTTTTTCATTTTCTGCATTAGTTCTTTCTGTTAATAATTTATTAATTTCATTAATTAAATTATTAATGTGTTCAATATTTCTTTCACTAGTATCAAAATTTTTTAAATTTTCTAATTCAAGTTTAACTTGAATATCTACTTGAAGTTTTTTAAGTTCTTCCAGTTGTTTTATAAGTTTCTCTTGTTTTTCTTTTAATCTTGCTATTTCTTTAATATTAGTATTTAGTTTTTCTTTTTCTTCTTGTTCTTTTTTTAGACTTGTTAATACTTTTTCTTGTTCTTCTTTTTTTTCTTCTTCTTTTTTTTGATTTAGTTCTTTTTTAATTTTTAATAAGTATTCATCAATTTCTTTTTTTTGATTTTCTAATTCAAGAAGATTGATATTTAGAAATCTTTTAATTTTGTCTTCTATAGATTCTTCTTCAATTTTTTTTGTAAAATTCAATCTAAAAATATTTAAATTTCCTATTATTTTTAATATATTTAAACTTTTATATTTTTCATTTTTATCCGCTTTTATATCTATTTCAGCATAACTATTTAATTTTAAATATTTTAAAAATAGATCTGGTAATTTAAAACATTCTTCTCTATTTTTTAAAAATTCTATTTGAGTATCAATAAAATTTATTTGTAATGATTCATATTCTAAATAACTTAATATTTTTACATTTAGATGATTTATTATTTTTAGTATATTATTTATTTCATCTTCATATTCAGATAATTCTTTATAATTATCATCAATGTTCTCTAAGAATTTTATTTTTTTATTTTTTAAATATATGTCATATATAAATTTTCTTAATTCTATTATTTCAAAAGCATATTGATTTATTTCATTACTTTTATCACGTAATAATTCTATTTTTTTATTTATATTTTGAAATATTTTTTTATTTATATTTTCTAAATTTTTATTAAATTCTAAATTATTAAAAAAATAAAATGGAAATAATTCATCTTTTTCATTTTTATTTTTATTATCTTCTTCAACTTCTTCAGTTTTTGCATCTTCTTCAGCTTTTGCACTTTCTGCACTTTCTGCACCACCTTTTTGTTTAGATGTATTAAATTGTTCTATTTTTTTTTTAGAAATATTTAATTTTTTTCTTCTTTTAATTGATTGTGATTCTTGCGTACTTATTTCTGACAAATTAAATAAGTCTTTTTCCATTTTTAATTTATCTAATTTATCTAATTTATCTAATTCATCAAATACTTTAACATAATCATATTGATAAAATTCAATATTATCTAAATATGAATCATCATTATGCTCTAAATAAGTTTTTCTAATTTTATCTAGTTGATTTTTTAAATTTTCTAAATTTTCAATAATTATTTTATACTCTTCTGTGTTTTTATTAGTTTTATTTTTATATAGTTTATCTAGTTCTTCACTTAGACTAGAATTATTTTCTATTTTACTATAAAATTCATTTAATTTTTTTTTATTCTCTGAGTTCTTATCTGATGTGTTATTTTCTGAGTTCTTATCTGATGTGTTATTTTCTAACAATATATTAGTTATTTTTATAAAATTTTGTTCTATTTCTTCTATATTACTTTTTTCTGGTTCTTTTTTTTGTTTTATATTTTCTTCTAGTTTTTTTATTTTTTCTTTGTTTTCATCTACACTTGTATTTTTGTTATTTTTTTCTTTTTGAATATTACTAATGTTTTCTTTAATATCTGCTATTTTTTTTGTTATTTCTATTTGAAATTGCTTATTAATATTAGTTAATGAATTTTTTAAATCATTTTCTTTTTTTAATGTATTCTTTTCTTTATTAAGTTTTTCTTCTAATTCATTAAATTTTTTAGTTAATTTATCATTTTCTGATTCTATTTTCTTTTTTTCTGATTCTAATTTAGTTGTGTCATATTCATTTTTAACTTTATCTATTTGTAACTTTTTTTGAGTGTTTAAATCATCAATTATTTTTTTTGGTAAAACAGTAATATTAATATCTTTTATTTTATTATTGTATTTATCAATAGATTGATCAATTAATTTTATTAAATCATTAGAAAGTATATTATCAAAATCACCTAAAGATTTTTTTCTTTCTTGTACTTTAGTTTTTAATTCCTGTACTAAACTATTTATATTTTTTTCAGGATTTTTCATAATATTTTCTAAATCATTTTTAATTTCTTCATATAGTAAATCTGAATCTTCTTCAAGTAATTTTTTAATACGTTCATCATTTCTTTCCATTTTTTTTTCATCTTCTTTATATTTTGAAATATCGTTATTCATAACTTGTATTGCACCATATGTTTTTTTACATATGGCATCCCATAAGGATAATACAGATGCATTATAAACAAGTGATGTTTTCTTTTTTTTAACTTTTTCTTCATCTGTTATAACATTACTCATATTATATATATATATATAATAAATTTAATTATTAAATTTTCGTCTAAATATATGATAAATTATATAATTATATTTATGAACATTAATAAATCATTAATAATAACATTAGAAAATAACTTATATAATGTACATAAGAAACTTATTATAGATATTTGTAATGATTTAAATAAATCAGATAAAACAGATTATTTAATTAATAAATATTTAAAACAAAAAATAAAAAAAAATAATGATTTATTAAATATTTCAAATATTAAAAGAAATAAATCATCATATTTATTTTTTACTGAAGAAGTTAGACCTAAATTACGTGCTAAGTTTCCTAATGATAATATGGGTCAAATATCTAAGCGTTTGGGAAAATTATGGAGTAGTTTAACTAATAAAGACAAAAAAAAATATGAAAAAAAAGCACTAATTGATAAAGAAAGATATTTATCAGAAATTAATAAAAAAGTTGAACATAGTTTAAATTCTAGTAATGAAGAATTACTAGCAGAAGAAGAATGTGATGAAGATTCTAATTCAGATGATGAAGATTCTGATTTATCACAATCTAATAAAAGTAGTGAAGAATTAGTAGAAGAAAGTATGAGTAAAGAAGTTAGTCAAAGTGATGAATGTAGTAGTGAATTAATTAGCGAAGATAGTAGTAATATTATAACTAAATGTGAATCAGATAAATCTTCGAATTGATATAAATAATTTAAATAATAAAAAACTATTATAAGTATGATATGTAAGTTATCGGATGAACTAATAACAATTATATTTAAAAAATTACATAGATTTAATTACCTGGATAATCTATATTATGTAAATAAGGAACTACATTATATAACGTTAAATATATATAATTTTCATTATAATAAACTAAATAATTATTTAAATATAAATAATGTAAATAATTTAAATAGTATTAATAGTATTTACAAACACATTTCAAAACATTTATTTAATAATAAATTATTAAATGTAAAAAAAATTAATAAAAAATATAAAGATTTACCTGTAAGAAATATAGTTAAATTACTAATAATATTTAACGAATATTTTATGTATAATATAAAATCTGATTATATCAAAATAATTTCACATAAGGAATTATTAGAACCATTTAAAAATAGTGTATATGATTTACATTATATTCCTTTTATTATGTTTAATCTAAATAATAAATTTTATATTTTTGTAGAATTTTGTTATACTAAAGATTTATATAGATTACGAATTAAATCTATTATTAGTAATACTAATGTTGGTCTATATAAAAATGTTACCGAAAAAGATATTTTAGATATATTAACTTTATCTAAAAATCAACTATTAAATAAATATGTATAAAAGATATGTATTTAAGTTTTATTCTATATTAGTTGTGTTATTATCTGATTTTATTTCATCTAATTCTTTTTTTATTTCTTCTAATTCTTCTAAATTAATATTATCAGCATCAACAGTATCATCTATATTACCAATAGCAGTATCCGTCTCAATTGTATCAATCGGAACACCATCAATTGTATTAACCGGAATACCATCAACAGGAACACCATCAACAGGAACACCATCAACAGGAACACCATCAATTGTATCAACAGCGTCAACAGCACTAACTACTTCTTTATTTTCCTTCTTTTCCTTCTTTTCCTTCTTTTCCGTCTTTTCTTTCTTTTCTTTCTTTTCTTTTTTTTCTTTTTTTTCTTTTTTTTCTTTTTTTTCTTTCTTTTCTTTCTTTTCTTTCTTTTCTTTTTTAGTACCTTGTGTAGTATCCGGTGTAGTGTTAGTTACAATATCGGGTATATCTTGATTAGTAACATTAGGTGCAGTTTGTTCTTCTAAAATTTTATTTTTAAAAGCATCAATAAATCTTGTAATATTATCTTCAATAATTTGATCTACATCACTATTATTAATAATAAGTTTTTCAAATTGTTCTATATCATAAATATTATTTTGTAAAATCTTCTTAAAACACATTAGTGATTTTGTTAACAATATATCGGAGTGTTTAATATTAACTGCTGGTGTTTCTTCTTTAAAATATAAAGTAGTATCATTATATATTTTAATACATTCTTCATCCAGGTCTTCTGAGTCTTCTTCACTTTCTGATAAGAATTCTTCTGTAGATTTTGCATTATTATTAGTATTATTAATAGTATCTTGTATTAAATCAATATGAGTCTTATATAATTTAAATTGTCCTTTAAATATTTTAGTTAATGGTTTGTATAATTTAATTTCCTTAAATAATTGAATAATTTTATTTTGTTCCTTATTTTTTGTATTATCTTTATAATAAACAAAATCATTTATATCTGTTATAGAGTCATTTTTATCATTTAATGAACATTCTATAAAAAACAATAGTTTTAATGTTTTTCTTATAATAAATTCATTTTCGGGTTTTTCAATATAACTAGATTTCATTTTTTCTATAATAACATTTGTATAATTATTTTTCTCATCAAATGGACCATAGTTTTTATTTAAATTATTTATATATGAATTAAAATAATTAACTATTATAACTATATAACTATTTTCAATTATCTTACTAGCTTTTTCCATATTTATTTTCCTATGACTCATAGTATCATCTTCCAAATCACTATATGAATCACTCATTGATAAATCAGATAATGTATCTTTCTTAATAGATTTATCAGTTAACTCTAATAATTGTTCTACTATTTTATCATCAAGTGTTTCTTCTTCCAAATCACTTGATTCACTTACTTCAAATTCATAATTCTTAGGGTAATTTTGTATTTTAGCATATATATTATTAATTAAAAAATCAATAACATTATTTTTATTATAATAATCGTATATTAAATATATATTATCTGATTGGGTATATAAACTTAATATTTTTAATCCCAATTCATTAATAAATGTTCTTCTATCAATTACATTATATAATATTATTTTATTAGTATCTTTTGTAATTATAGGTATTTTTTCTTTATTTACTAAAATATATTTGTCTGTAATTTCTTTAATTAAACCTATTAAGATTGTTTCATTTGTAATATTATCAACTAAACATATATAATCTTCTAGATTATATTTTTCTAATTTATCATTTACAAGTAAATTTACATTATTGTATATTTTTTTTTCTTCAATATTTAAAATATCATCAATAGCATCAATATCAGATATTATACTATCATCATCGCTACTAGATTCACTATCTGATTCACTACTAGATTCACTTTCACTATTACCACCAGTAAATAGTGTATCAAATTCAACTAATGTATAACTATTAGTAATAATATCTAGATTATTTACTTTATATTGTATATTATTAAAATCTGATACATTTATAGATGTTTTAATACTTGATTCTATAAAACAAGTCTTATTTGCGGAATAATCCCGTGTAATATTAAAAGTTATACCAGATTCATTTTCTTCTAATACGCCTATTTTAATTAATACACTGTGTAAATTATATTTTTCATAATCATATAAATTTTTATTATATACAATAAATTTTTGATTATTATAGATAACAAGTTGTGCTTCTTTTGATGTAAAGTCTACATTATATGTATAAATACCATCATTAAAATAAACTGGTTCATTATTTATGTTTTCGTAATAATCAATATTATTATATGAAAAACATGATATTTGTTCATTATTATATGGACAATCTAATGATACTGATTTTATTAATTCATAAAAAGTATCAATAATTGATTGCTTCTTTTTTGATACTGAAGTTATATATTGGTCAGTAGTTAAATTATTATCTTGTTTCAAATCAGAATTTAAAGTATTAGTTAATCTAAATTTACATAAATATTTATATACAAATACATTTCTTTTAGACTCTTCTAGAATATCATGACTACCTCTACGAACTGCGCGACCAATTACTTGTTTTTCGCGTGTTTGTTGCCAATATGGTTCAATTATATGAACTTGTCTTATTGTTTTAAATGATATACCTTCTGAACCACTTTTGGTAATAAACATAATTCTTAATAAATCACCATCTCTATTTTCTACATTATCATATATTATATGTGCTATATAATTCATTTTTGTTGATTTACTATCAGATGCTTTCCACATATAAAATACTTTATTTCTATATTCAGGATTATCTTCAATAATTTGAAGATATGCTTGAATTATTTTATTTTTTAATGTATCTTCAAAATATCCATTTTTTTGTTGTTCTTTTTCTTCGGTTGATTCAAATAAAGTATCAACAATGTTTAGAAATACATTTTCTAAATTATAAAAATCTAAACCATCTATTTCTAGTAATTTACCAATAAAACCAACCCCACCACTTACTATTTCTCTAAAATTAGAATAAATTAATACCTTTCCTGTAGGATAATGATTTTGAGTAGTAGTATCAAAAAATGATTTAAATGTACTATTCATTAAAGCTTTAATTAAATATGCAAATTTACACGAATAATCATTTATGTTTTCTAATATTTTATTTTTTTTCTCAATAACATTATCAATTGAATCGGCCTTAAGTGCATTAATGAAATTTATTACATTTATTTCGCGTGGATTTTTATTATTTTCTTCTTCAATATCTTGAATAATATCATCATCATTTTCTATATATTCATCACTTTGCGGTATAAATATATTGCATACTTGTCGACTACCCGGTCGCAAATTTGCTAAATTTAAATCATCCACATTTTGGGAACGTCGTCGTGATTGTTCTAATTCTTTATTTCTTACAATAAAATATTGATTTTCTTGTGCTTCACCCATAGGTATTTCAACTTTATTAACAATAGTTTTTATAGGTAAATCGCCACGTAAATAAGATATTTTTCCAGCTAATAAGGATTTTAACTTATTTTGATTTTTGATAGATTTATAATATTGAATATTAAATTTTTCATCGTATGCTGTTTCTAAAAATGTATCATTAAATACTTCAATATTATCTGGTATATATTTAGCATCTAAATATGATTTTTTTGTTTTAATATATGAAAAGTTTATTTCATAATTACTTAATATTGTCTCAATTGTATTTTTAATCATATCTAGTTTTTCACTTATATTTATATTATCTGAATTAGGAATAATCTCATAATTATTTGTATTTACAAAATAATCTGGATTAAGTATAAAATACAAATATAATTTATTATTATCTAATTCAATATTTATATAATTTATAAATTTTAGACTTTCTTTTAATGATTTTTTTAATATATCTAAATGTTTATTAATATTATTTGAGTTAATTAAAAAATCAAATTTATATATTATATTATTACCATTTAATATATTAGATATAAACCCTATTTCATATGAATTATTTACTATAGGTGTACCACTAAGTAAAATTATTTTACAATTTATAGCATTTTTTAAATCATTATAAATATCTAGTTTTACTTTTTGTATTGGACTAGGTTTTTTGATTGTTCTTAATATATTTGATAATGTTACTATATAATTATGAACCTCGTCAAATATTATTATTTTATTATCAAATGGATTTGTATTATCTAATAATTTAACATTATTATTAACTATATTGCAATTTTTTAATTCATTTGTTTTATCTACTGTTACTATTATATTATTTGGTTTATATGTATTATGATTAAATTTACCATCTATTATTTTTGTCACCTTACCTATAAATTTTTCTCCATTTTCCGTAAATTCTACATTTGAATCTAAATAAATACTGTTTTGCACATTTCTATAAACACCTCGTACACCACTACTATTATAATTTATAAAAGTATAGTTTTTATATATTTCTTCTTTGCTTTTATAAATAGGATTTCCACAAAATGATAATTCACTTATCCAATTTTGTTTTAATGATGCAGGAATAAACAATAATACATGTTTTTTTGTTATTAATTTTTCACTTGTTATTAGTGCCGCACAGGTTTTACCAGTACCTAAACCATGATACAATAATATACCTCTATATGGTGAGTCTACTAAGAATTGTTTTGCAAAAAGTTGTCCTTGTGTTTCATTAAAATTATTTAGTTTTTCATTTTCAATATATTTATAACTTGTATCTTCATATGTAGGATAAATCCAATTGAAAAATTTATTTTTATCATTTAGTATATAATAATCTATTTTATCTAATGTATTATTTTTTTCATGATTATATGTATTTGATTCTTCCATATATATTTATTATATTATTTTATTATTTAATATATAATCTAAATTTTTATATTAATATACTATTATTAATATACTATTATTTTATTATTATTTTATTATAT